TGGAATCACCAAGGACTGACATTCAGGATCTTCTTGATTTTGGTCAAAAGTTGAAAGCAATGCGCCCAACAACAACAACACAGGAAAACAACAATGACTAACCAACACCCACTGACTGATGAGATTATTCGATACGATAAAAAACTAGGATGCCAGGATTTTGGCACTTGGATTTACACCGAAAATGATCTACGAGCCGCTGCTGATTGGCAGTTGGAGCAGGTGATGCAATTCATCGCAGAAGAAGACACGGTGTATTACGACACTCCTACTCTTTTGGCTGATTACATCAAACAAGCAATGCGCCCACAGGAGGACCAATGACTAACAAAGAACAACAGGATCTTATTCTTTCAAGACTCAGAGACCTTGACTGGGAGCTAAGACGACTGAATAAAAAATTAGATTCAGTAACAGCAGTCCTAGATAAAATTGTCATTGCAAAAATGGAGGGCATCAATGTCTAAATTTGTTCTCAGTCCAGGATCAAATGATGAGCAGCAAAGGAAAGAGGTTGTAAATCTCTTAGGTCAATTCCTTTCAGATGTTAAAGAAGGAAAAATTCAACCATTGACGATAGAACACACACGCAAAACGATAGGAGTTCCAGACCGTGGGGTGTTGTTTCAGTGTCTTACGGGCATTGAAAATATTTCGGTCGAATTTACTCGCCCCACCACACAGGAGGACAACTCATGACTGAATCTAAGGGATTAAATACCTGCCTAGTGTTTAACAATCAACCAGAACCTTCTGGCTGGAAATGTTACATGTTTGGAAACAGGCCCGGTGGTTGGGGGATTACTTATTTCCCAGAAAAAGGACAAGTTCCCAATCGTTTCGTAAGATTTATGATGAAAGTTTGCTTCGACTGTCTTTGGGTTAAGGAGGACAACAATGACTGACCAACACCCACTGACCGACCAGGTTATCCATAGGGAGCTTCTGCCTAAGTTCTGCTACAGCGAAAACGACCTGCGTACCATTGCTGACTGGCAGTTAGAGCAGGTGATTCAAACCTGGGAGCAGTGCATGGAAGAACCAGGGACTGACTTTCAAGTCATTCGTCGTTTTGATCAAAAGTTGAAAGCAATGCGCCCCATACAGGAGAACAACTAATGGCTAAAACCACTGACTGGTCTCGGCCCAAAACCGTCCCGGATGTTCAATTTGCATTTCCGGCAAACATCATTGGGACATTGATCCCTGAGTGGGATGACTTGCCTGATGAATTTCGCAATCGCACAAGCGGCTATGAAGAATTAGCGGGACATGCTTGCTTCAATAACGTCGAGTTTCGTTCTGATTTTTTGCTTGAAGGTATAGACATTGAACTAGCCAATCGGCAGTTAAATGCAATCATCCGAAGTTTTCAACCCAAACACCAACACAAAGAAGCTGCAATCGCATACCTGCTTTCTTTGTGGCTTACACCAACCATAGGAGACTAATGTGGCCCACCCAATGACTCCCTCAATCGACCGTCCCACAATCGTCATTGATGGTACTGAATATATTCGCAAGGATTCCTTCTTGGCTGCCTCGATCCCCGCTGGGAGCCGCGAGGTCGTCGTGATTGATCGCGGATGGATTTTTGCCGGTGATGTGGAACGATCTCCGGAATCTGGAGATCTGACCATTTATAACGCAATTCATGTTTTCCGCTGGGAAAACATTGGATATACCGGGGTTCTTGAAAATCCCACCAGCGATAAGGTTGTCCTGAAAACAACCTTATCTCCGGTCAAGGTTCCCGCTGGAAGTGTGATTTTCACCAATCCTGTTGATGATAACTGGGGCATTTAATATGACTTTTATCTATCCTGTAGGTGCCGGCTGGAACGACGGTTTCGGCGACGGTAACGATTGCGGTAACGGCTGGGGTTGTGGCTATGGTTTCGGTTACGGCTACGGTTTCGGTTACCACTCCTGCAACGGCTACGGCTTTATTAGTGACGGCTATGGTGACAAAGAGGGTTATGGCTACGGCTATGGTTGCGGTAACACCAGCACCAACGGGTACGGTGACGGCTGGGGTTGCGGCTACGGTTCCCGTTACGGCAGCGGTAACGGTTCCGGATACGATCACAGCGGCGGCTTAGACACCCGTTATGGCAGCGGTAACGGCGTCGGCTATGAGACAATCGCTACCAAAACCAGGAGAAGATAATATGATGTTACTGATGGAGGACCACGATGACTTACAAAGCTGAAATCCAGCTCAAATTTGATTCTTTTTATACACCCGACTCTTCCAGTCCTGGCATTGTTCCAGATGATGATTTTCTACTGTGTCCGACTGAAGAGCATTTTCTAATTAGTGCTCTCGCAGAGGATCTTAGCCCCAAGCAGTATTTCAAGCTGGTTGAGAAATTCATGCTATCCATAGGCATGGATCAGCAATCCATCTGCGATGGTGCAATGTCTTTAGTTTTTAATGGTGATAGGACCGAAGAAGAGCAGCGCAAAGTTTGCGAAAAATATGAACTAACGATGAACGAAGATCTTCAAGACAACGTACTATTAAAGGATTTAGTTCAAACTAGAAGGGATCTCTCAGAAAAAGAGTGGAAAAGAGTTGACAAGCTGGTCGAGGATTCCAAAATCGGATGAAACTAATTAAATTCTCGCATGATACCTCTTTCCGTAATGATGAAGGCTACTATGGTTACGCATATGCTGTAAAAATATTTTATACGAAGAAATGGTGTTTGTTCCAAGCTTATGTAAACTTTTGCAATGATCCTGGCTGGCCATATGTTCACCTATCGTTTGGGATGGGTAAGCTAGCAGACTTTCTCATCTGTTTCTATAGGTTTGAACTTGAAATTCGACTTCTAGATGTATATTGGCCTTTCGTCCACACTCAAGAGGAACATGATGCCTAATCATCCAACCAGTTCGCTACCAAAACCAAGAGAAGATAATATAATGTTACTGATGGAGGACCACATTCAATGAACTGCCCTAAATGTGAGGGTAAATCACGTGTTACTTCAATCACGCGTTTACCTGAAGTCTCTCGGCGTTATCGCCGTTGTACAGAATGCTTTCTCACTTTCGTAACTGAGCAGCCTTATGAGCAGATTGTTCCAAAACACGCGAACAAGTTCTCAGCAAAAAATCAGCCGCCTAACACCCTTTTATCGGCGGATGATGTCCGCGCTATCCGCCTTGCTTACAAAAATAAGCCGGAAGCTCAAACCCTTTTAGAGTTCTGCATCTTTATCTCAAGACATTACAATGTTTCCTACGACTATGTACCTAAACTTGTCTACCGCCGAACCTGGGCGTGGCTCGTTGATTAGTCCCATGAGACTCTCTGCTTTTCTTATTTCTTCCATTCTTCTCGCTTCCCCCGCTCTTGCGCAAGGCGGTGGCTTTAGCGGACCAGACGCCGAAGGCGATGGACGCGGCGCATCATGCGAACGTGGTAACGCTTCCTTCTGTGGCGGTGGTAACGGCGGAGGTAACCCCAACCCACCGCCTTTTCAAGGAGGTGACACCATCAACAACAACTCATCCCGCTCCTCTTCTAATGCACGGTCCAGATCGCGTTCCCGCTCAAATAGCTCAGCAACGGCTTTGGGAGGCGCTGGAGGACGGGGTGGTAATGCGTCGTCGATCGCGACAGGTCAAGGCGGTAGAGGAGGCGCTGGAGGCAACGGCGGAAATGGCGGCAGTGGTGGTCTTGGTGGTCGTGGAGGCAGTGGTGGTACTGCTAACGCTGCTGGTGGCAATTCCTCTGCGACTGGTGGAGCTGCTAACGCAAAAGGTGGGAAAGGTGGCAAGGCGATTAACAAAGGCAACAAGCAGACAACCAAGGTCAAAGTCGTAAACAAAGACGGTGGTCGCGGTCGTTATGGCGATGTCCCAACTGCACCGCTACTAAACAATGGCGATAACGTCACCGTTGACGGTATTACTGCACCGCTGCCAACCATTGGCATGTCAGGCTTTTATACAGGTTCAGACTATTACTCCGACGATTACGGCTTTACCCTCGGTGTTCGCTTTCCGCTTGGTGGTGGTGAGTTCAGAGAACGCGCTATCCGCCGTGATCAGTTCCGTCTAGCCAAAGAAGCAATTTTCTTGCGTGATAACGGACTGATTAGTGAAGACGACCCAGGGCAGTTTGAAGAGCATCATGCCTTGCTGTATGGCGAGGCTACGGCTCCTGCGTTGCCATCAGATCCCGACACACAACCAGAGACGGTAGAACCTTAATTAGCGCATCATTGAACATGGTGCCTGCTTTCTTCATTGCAAGGCAGGCGCCAAGTTGACCTTTTTCGTCCCGCTGCTGAGACCACCTGCCACCGCAGGAGTGCTGAGGGCGAGCAGCCCCAGAATTACAATAAAGCGTTTCATGACTTAACAAAATCAGACAGCCATTCTGACCAATTTTTAACGAAGTCAGGCTATATACCTTATCCTAAACTTTTTGTCCATCCTTTCTGAAGATATGTCTCTCCGCCCTGATCATTGGATCCGCGCCGCTGCCAGCAATGGCATGATCCAACCCTTCGAGCCCGTCCTCGTACGCGAATCGATCGACAGTCTTCAGCTTTTGAGTTTCGGCTTGAGCTCTTATGGCTACGACCTCCGTCTTTCCTCCAAGGACTTCAAAATCTTCCGCCGAATTCCCGGCTACATCACTGATCCAAAGGATTTCTGCCCTTCAGCTCTTGAGTCCGCAGCTCTGGCCCACGATGAGCATGGGGTGTACTTCGTACTTCCTGCCCATTCCTACGGTTTAGGCGTGAGCCTGGAGTATCTCGATCTTCCCGGCAACGTCACCGCTCTGTTCATAGGAAAAAGCACCTACGCCCGCTGTGGGGTGATTGCCAACACCACCCCAGGCGAAGCCGGCTGGCGTGGTCATCTGACCATTGAGCTCTCTAACAGCTCCAGTTCTGACTGCCGCATCTACGCCAACGAAGGCATTGTCCAAGCCTTGTTCTTCGAGAGCGGAATCTGCGAAACATCCTACGCAAATCGTGAAGGAAAGTACCAAGACCAACCCGAGAGCGTCGTTTTCCCTAAAGTCTGAGAACTGCTAGTTAGCGTGTAATGTGCTGACCCATCCATTTTCTGCTAAAATAAGCGCATACATTTGGCACTTTGTTATTTCATGTACAGCGAAGCTGGCGATACTTCTGTACTTCTGGCCCTTACTGATAAAGAACGTGTCTGCTGTGATTGTTTAGCACGTGGAAAAACTGTTACCTACACTGCCAAGGTAACAAATGTACCAGAAAGTACAATTTACAAATGGAAAAGTAAATCACATATTAAACTAGCTATTAACGAATTGCAGTCACAATATATAAACGAAGGCGGCGGCGCAACCCTGTCGGTTATACCGCTGGCTTTCGCTAATCTAACCGAAATAATGGTTGACACTAGCAACAGGCCTAGTGATAGAATACAAGCTGCGCGTGTTCTCATTAACTCTGCGCAGCATTATGAGCAAAGAAAACTCCTAGAATCCACCATCGGTGAGCTAGAGCAGCAGCTTTACGGCAAAGAGACCAAAGAACTGCGCGAATCCACCCTTTTGGCTGAAGTTGTGCACGCAGATCGAACCACCATCACCGATGAAAATTGGCAATTTGACGGCGATGAAGATGATCTACAGAACGTACTTGACTCGATCCGCGGTGAGCACTGATGGTCGCCAGTTTCTATCAATTACAGCGTCGTGCTAACAAACTCCGTGAAGAGCTAGAGAAACGCCGCGCCCGTTCCGCCAACTATGAGCCGGGCCGTTTCACCACTCTTCCCTCCGTCGAGAACTGGCCTGCATTCGCGGAGCGCACCTGGATCCGTACTGGCGGAACCGTAGCGCGCTTCATCCCTTACCCCTATCAGGCAGACCTAATCCGCCGAATCAACGCCCACCCGAACACAATAATTAATAAATCCCGCCAGATGGGGGCAAGCGAAACGGTCTGCTCCTATCTCCTCTGCCGCGCCCTCACTGAACGAGGCTTTGCGGCCGTTGTCTTCTCCAAAACCCAGCAGGACGCCTCCGAGCTCGGTCGCCGGGTCCGCGCCATGGCCAACAGCATCGAGGGGGAATCGATCCGCTACCTCACCGACTCCAACACACAGATCGCAATTGAAGGCCGCGGCACCCTCTACTTCCTGCCTGCATCCCCCCGAGCCGCTCGCGGCATCCCCAGTTGCTCAGTGCTCTTCATGGATGAAGGTGCTTTCCTAGATGGCGCCGCCGAGATCTACCGCGGTGCCATGCCCACCCTCTCCATGGTCGGCGAAAGCGCCAAAGTCATTGTCACCAGCACCCCTGACACCGAGCTCGACTGGTTCGGACAGCTCTGGCATCAAAACACCCCCACAGATTGGTACGACTACGTCCGTTCCCAGAAAATCGCCGAATTAAACCGGCGCCTCGACCGCATAGCCGACAGCTGGAATCGCGTCGCCATCCACTGGAGCCAGCACCCCATCTACGGAAGCCAGCCGGACTGGGCGCGTAAGACTCGTGAGTCTCGTCGAATGACGCAAAGCGCCTGGGATTCCGAGTACGAGCTCGCGTTCGGCGCTACTGACACCCAAGTCTTCCCTAGCGATCTCGTTATCCGCGCTTCCCGCGGCCACTGGCGCGAGTGCGGCGTCGTTAACCGTCAATACGTAATAGGCATCGACCCCAACGCTGGAGGTAACGACTATTTCACCGCTCTAGTCCTTGACATCACCGAGGCCCCTTACGAAGTCGTTTCCTGGTATCACGCCAACGGCAAATCCACTGACTACAGCCTGCGACACGTAAAAGAACTTATTGAAGACTACCTTCCCACCCGTGTCATCGTCGAAAAACAGGCGATGGGCGCCGTCATC